CTCACAAACGGGCACAGTACGACTGATGCGACAAGTTATGACACGGCCTCAATCACCCCTGGGGCCAATCGACTTATTCTTGTTGCAGTTATGGCTCGTAACGCTTCCGCTGTTCCAGTCAATCCAACCCTTAGCGGGAACGGACTTACTTGGGTCCTTGTTGCATCCAAGGATACGTTCACTACCGAAACCCACATCTTCCGCGCTATGGGAGCTTCGCCATCAACAGGAGCGATTACTATTAGCTATGGGGCAGAGACGGAGACGCAGTGCGCGTGGAGCGTGGTCGAGTTTGACGGGGTGGACACTTCCGGGACGAATGGCTCGGGGGCAATCGTTCAATCCGGAACAGCATCGGCAACTGATTCTCCTATTTCTGTCACGTTGGCCGCTTTTGGAAGCACGGACAACGCAGCGTTCAGCTGCGCCGTCCACTTCTCCAATGAAAACACAACCGAAGGTTCTGGGTTTACGGAACTTTCAGATTCGGCAGTTGCGGAGAATGCCCGGGGTTTCCAAGCCCAATGGAAGCTCAACGACAACGTACCGAGTTGTTCTTGGGCGACGACCACAGCTGATGCTCAGATGGTCGCTGTTGAAATCAAGGCGGCTGCTGGAGCTGAAGCCGCCACCCCATCACTCAACCTATTGGGAGTAGGCACCTAGATGGAATATGAACGTCGGCGGGCAGACCCGGATATAGCCCTCATCAAGAAAGACGTCGAGTACATCAAGCAGTTCATCGAGGAAGATAGGGAAAAGATGAGGGAGCATCTACAAACCTCGGATTCGTTCAGGGAGAAGGTAACGAAGCTATCCGGGTTGCAAAACGAGTTTAACGACCACAGGGTTCAAGACAGGTGGATTCAAGGTCTCATGGCGACAAGCCAGCTTGCCATCGTGGGTATGCTTATAAGGCTGGTCTTGACGAAATGAGAGACCGCTTCTGCTGGATAGTTGTAACCATCCAGCTTGTCATGCTCTGCATCTTCGCCTACATCATAGGCGTTCACGCGGAGAAAATCGGGTGGTTGGAGGACAACGCCCTTAACAAGGGGGTCGAACATGGGTTACGGTAGGAAAAAGGGCGGCAGGAAGGGCGGACGCAAAGGAGGGCGCTGGTAATGGATATTGGATTAATCGCTTGGTTGCTTGTGGCATTTGTTATGGGTGGATTGTTTTGGCCCTGGGTCATGCAACAGCTTCAGAAGTTCTTTAAGAAAAACCCATGATGAAAACAGCAACATTAGTTTTAACGTGCCTTTTATCCTATGGATGCGCCGGACCCGGATTTGGAGTATGGCCCACCGCCCCAAAGTCGGAGCCAAAACCGAGCTACTCAAAGACCGAGACTCAGAGGGTCGAGCCTCGTATAGTGAGGATCCTCGATGCCGAAGGTAAGGCGGTTGTTGGAGAGATTGCCTTCGCGGAGGAACGCACCTATGCCGTCAATGCCACGCCGCCTGTACATCGGGCCTCCTTCTGGGGCTGGCTCCTCAGTCGCTGGTGGGCATGGTTGCTTCTGGTGTTGTTTATAGCGGCCCCTGGAGCATTTATCGGTATAGCGAAAATCATCCTCAGCAGGTTCAAGAAAGGCACGGCCCAGATTGTTGAAGGTGTGGAAAGATACCTTAATTCCGATGCCCCTAGAGAGGCCAAAGACAAGCTCCTTCAAATCTTGAGTACAACCTATGATAAGGACACCAAAAAGCTGGTGAACGAGATTAAGAACAAATGAAATGACCGTAGAACCGATTGAAGGCTATTGCTTCGGATGCGGGGGTGAGCTTGAGTTCAGGTACAACACCTCGTTCTGTGATCCTTGCAACATTGATTACTACCTGCAAAGAACGGAATCCGGGTGGCTCTTGACAATAGACTCAAAGGAAACTGAAGAGGCATAACTGATGGCTCTTTTATTCTCTGATCTTATACAGGAAGTAAAAAACAGGGCTATTCGTAGCGAAGCATCAACAGAATTTGACGTAGAGACGAAAACAGCCATCAATAGCTCCATCTTCCGCATAGCGCGTGACGCCAACTGGACAGTCTTGCGGAGAATCGGCACATTCGATACCAAAGCCGAGTACACCACAGGCACCGGGGCGGTGAGCGTCACCAATGCTTCCAAGAATGTTACTGTTACCGGAGCTACCTTCATCACCGATGATATAGAAGTTGGGCGGCGCGTAACCCTCGGCGGCTCAACCAAGCGGTTCCACATAGCCACCATCACGGGTGAAACCACCTTCACTACCGACCTTGCCTATGACGGCACAACCGACACCGCAGAGTCTTATAAGATACTGGGCAAGGATGAGTACACCCTGCCGCCCCAAGTGGGCAAGGTGGCCTTCCTCTGGCATGAATACTTTGGCTACCCGGTAGTCCTCAACTACAACCCGTCCCTAGAATTCATGGGGCTAGGCACCGACCTCGTTACCGAATCCACGCCCACCGACTACTACTCGTGGGAAGAGAACATGGCCTTGCGCCAGCCCAATGAGGCGTCGGTAGTAAGAATCGTATCATCCTCCACCGCCGACACCACGCCGCAAGTTACAATCTTCGGTATCGTATCAGACTACCCTGACCAGGAGACCCTGACCTTAAACGGCACAACCGCCGTTAATGGAACCAAGTCATTCACCAAGATCGAGCGCATCGTGAAAGACGCTTCCACGACTGGCAGGGTAACTGTAAGCACTAACTCGGCAAATGTGGAAGTTGCCGTACTGCCGACTGGTGATACCACAGCGGGCATCCTCTACAAGAAGGTGCGCATCTGGCCTTGCCCGGACAATGTGTTCCCCATGAATGTTTGGTACTACAAGCAACCATACCGCCTTGTGAATGACGATGATGCGCATGAGCTGGGACAGGAGTTTGACGAGGCCATCATACTTCTAGCTACCTCCAAGATCAGGTATCAGAATAACTCGAAGGAGGGAGACAGGTTCCTTGCACTCTACACCGATGAGCTTAAATCCTTGCGCAAGACCAATGCGGATAAGCTCGACTTCCTCGCTACCTTGAAGCGGCCAGAGGAATCCATCAGGCGCAACCGTGGCGGGGTACATCCGCTTGTGTCCTACGCCCAGCTCGGAGGTTATTTTGGACATTCATCGAGGTTCTAATGGCCGGTATTGATTACACAACGGCATCAGTTCCATTCATCCACAAGCGGCTCTCAGGCGGCCTCAACTCCACAGGCTCGCCCAATAGCTTGGAGGACAACGAATCCTCCGACCTTCAGAATGTGGACTTTGACAAGTTCGGCTCCATCAAGAAGCGGCTTGGCTACACCCAACTCAACACCACCGCCTTCAACAGCGGGGCCGCATGGAACGGCCTTATTTGGTTTGAGAAGTCAAACGGCAACAATTACCTTATCGGCACCTGCGGGGACAAGATTGCCGAGGCCACGAGCTTAATCCAGACGGCCACACCTTTTACTGACCGCACGGGCGGCCTTACCATCACGGCGGGGAACAACAACCACACCTCCCTTGCCATCCACCTCGACACGGTGCTTGGAACAAACGGGGTAGACGCTCCGTGGACGGCGGCTGGTGGAGCGAATGCGTCAGCTATGACCGTCCCCACAGGCCTTACCACAGCCAAGTACGTTGCCGTGTTCTCAAACTACACCATCCTTGCGAATGTGGCAGTTTCAGGAACCTCTCACAAGTCCCGCCTCTACTGGTCAGCCATAGACTCCATCTCATCTTGGGGTGCAAGCGACTTCAGGGACGTATCCAAGAACGACGGGCAGGAGATTACAGGGTTAGCAGTGCTTGGTGAAGCCCTCGTCATCTTCAAGACCCGCTCCATTTGGCTCGGCTTTTTCACGGGCGATAGCGACATCCCCTTCATCTTCCGCAAGTCGCGCTCCCACGTCGGGTGCGTGGCGGGCCAGTCCATTCAGGAAGCCGACAACGGCCTCATCTTCCGCTCGGCTGACGGCTACTACTTCTTCGACGGGAACTATTCCTTCGAGATGAGCCACAGGGTAAAGGTAACACTCGACACCTTTGCCGAGAGTAGGTCAGAGGAATGCGTGTCGGCCTACTTCATTGAGAAGAACCGCTATATCGCGTCCGAGACGCTTTCGGGCGGATCAACGCACAATCGTAATATGACCTTCGACACATTCAACAATGCCTGGTCTGTCTACAAGGGCATCAACGCCAACTGCTTCGCACGTGTTTATTCCTCTGGCAACGAGCGAATCTACTTCGGGGACTATTCGGGCTTTCTCTACCGCATGGAGGATGGCGACAACGACAATCCCAGCGGCGTTGAGACGGCGATTGACGCCTACTGGTACTCCAAGTGGTTTGACTACGGAGACCTTCTCTCAAAGAAAGCCGTCCCACAGGTCAATATCTACTACCAGTACAACACGGGAAGTCTTACCTTCGCCTACTCGTATGACTTTGAGACCGATGACCAGTATTCCCAGTCTTTTTCCATGTCGGCTGGGGGTGCGGTCTATGGAACCGCCGTCTACGATACCGATGTCTATACGGGCGTAGGAGGGGCCGTGAAACCCCGTCACCTCACGGGCCGAGGGCGCGTGATTCGCTTCAAGTTTGCCAACAGCAGTGTCGATGAAACTTTCACCGTGGACGGCTTCGGGGCCTTCCCGCATCTGGAAACCAACGTATGAGAGAAGCCGCCACCTATACCTTCAACACCGAATCCTCCATGAAAGATCAAGTGAGACTCCTTCAGGTGCAGGTGTCCAAGCTATTCCTCATGCTACAGGGCAGGGTTAGCTTTGGGACGGGGGTTGATGGGGTCAAAGGTCAGAATATCTCTGGCGAGTGGCAGGAGTTTACAACGAGCGCGACTCCCGATGCCGAGAACACAATCGCGCACACCATCGGCTCGGTTCCACTCGGCTATATCGTTGTGGCACAAAATAAGGCCGGAAGTCTCTATCAAATGGATGACACAGGGACGGCGTGGACGAGTACCAATATCTACCTGAAGTGTGATGTGGCAAGCGTAACGTTCCTCGTATTCCTTGTGAAGAAAGGCTCCGTCACATGAGTAACCGCTTCAACATAAACGAGGCATACCCAGGATTCTGCTCTCTTTGCCATGATGAAGTAGCCGAGTTTGACGGCTTCATCCATGCAGGGAACGGGGCCATGCGCCCACGAATCACGAAGCTTAAAGGCAACTTTCGGCTCGTCAACATCGAGCTGTCGGACGGCTCCACCATGAGCGTCGCTCTATGCAAGAAGTGCGAGAACTTCAAGCCCGAGGACGCCGGGAAGCTCATGGAAAGCGAGGTAAGGGGCTGGAAGCGGGAGTGCGATGAGCTACTCAACCTTAAGCCGGAAGTCTATGACGCCTACCTCAGGAAGCAGTCCCGCCTTGAGGTTCGCTCTCGCCTCGACC